AACGAGCTTCACGAACGGAATGATGTTTTTAGCCTTGTCATCATGCAAGTTTTGTAAATACGCTTTCGAGAAACCGCATTCACAAAGTTGAGTAACTAAGTTATGAAACTGGGACTTACCATAATTGGACTTGATTTCTTCAAGACCTTTTTCACGAATAAGGCAGTACATAGCAAATAAATTACGAATGCGTGTTTGCGATGGTTTACCGCTTTTGGTTAAAACTACTGGAGAAGTTTCAATTGCACGATAAACACTAGAATCGTCTGTAATTTTCATAGTTTGACCCCTCAAGGCATCAAAAATACTACTTGTGGCTTTTATCCAAAGTGTTTGCAAAAGGTTGGGATTTTCTCGCTCGAATTTAATCAATTCGATTAAGTTAGTAGGTACACCGTTACGTTCTAACCATCGTTTTTTCATACGTGATTCAAAACGCAATAACCCGACTGTCCAATTGAACAACCGAATATCTGACATGATTTCAACAACCCTCATGGCTGCTTTATCATTTTTTTTAGCAAGTTGCTTTTGAGCATCAAACTGGATGAGATATTCATCATGTTTGAGATAGCACTTGTGATTAATTAATCGTGATGATTCACCACCCCAGTAAGTTGTACTGTCGTAACGCTTGTTACTAAGGCGTGTTTGACCGTTTGAAACACGGCTCATAAATTCGAGAACTTGCTTAGCTGTATGTTGATCTTTAACACGAGCTGAATACGTCACATCAATGTGAGAAACCCAAGCTTTTGAAACGTCTAGTTTTTGACAAAGCACTGGGTAAGCCATATGCAAATAACCGAGCATTTCGGCTGCACCCTGCTCTAATGTTGAATTACCAAATACGTTATGACCTTGTAGCAACTTTGCAGGTGACGCTTTGATTTGAACGTACGGCCAGTACGAAGAATCAAAAAAAACCTTACAAGCCATCCCCGTGTAATGTGTAGGTAATGACTCGTAAGGATGAAATAAAGCGGAAGCGTTTAACGTACCATCTAAGTTCATATGAACGGAACGTGATGCTAGAGGAATATCCATACAAAGTGGGTCAAAATCAATAAATGCATACAGACCATCCTGACCACATACAACGTATTGGTCGGCGAATGGAATATTTATGCAAATATGATCGTTCATCCGTTAATGTCCACATGCATGCAAGAATGCAATAGGCGGAACTTAACACAAATATGCATGCATACACAATACATGCATGCAAAAATACATGTATCATTTTCCACATTAGGAAATCGGGTATGAGATCTATGGTTAAAAGCGTAAGGATTAACGATGAGGAACAAGAGCTTTTAAGGAAAAAAGCTGTTGAATTAAACAAAGTTTTAATTCAAAAAGGTCAACAACCGCTTAGAGACAGCGAGATAGTGCATATTCTTATAGATGAGGGATTAGAACTATTGGAAGTTGGTAACAGTGGGCAAGTGAAAATTATTAAATAATTCCGAAATATCGGACTAGAGTCCACCATTAGAAGACGTGGACTCCCCGAGTTGCGAATTTTTCTCAAAAAGAAAGGGAACTTAATGTTCCCTTTTTCATACTGCATTCGGATTAGACTTTCCACGAAAGAAAAAAATCAGAGATAAAAATAAAAAACCATATCCCCAATTGTCTTGAATAAATTGCCATATGATCATGTAGTTACCTATATCAATTTTTGTTATGAACATCGGATATACGCATAACTTAATTTTATGTTAAATGATATACCTAAAGGCGGTGCGCTTCTATTACTGTCAGATCGCACCGCACTGGACAGCTTTAACTGTACCGCTGTCAAGTGTATATGCAAGTAACATAACATAGAGTTATGCGAAATCCGAACGTTTCTCAACTTGCGCTCTGGAGAGTCTGCGCAAGTTTGCGAGACTTGTTCTTTTTTAAAAATATCGTCAAGAAAAGCCTCTCCATTTTTTAAACGTTCGACACTCTTTCCGTTCCATTCTCTCCAGTGATAATTTAACACTCTTTCCGTTCCATTCGCTCCAATCACAGGTTTCCCTAAATGAGCGCGCGCACTTTTCCTGTTTTCTTCTCTTTTTGGTTTTTCAATGCTAGTGATTCTGAACTATGACCCTCACAACTCGAACGATTAAAAGCAGTTCAACCGAGCATGTGGATTGTGCTTCGCAACGTTATTTCTGATCTGTGAATAAACACTATGGATAAATCCGCATAACGGTGTGTCTGTTATACGTTGATTTCTCCACAGGTTTAATTCACAGGAAATAACTCAATCCACAAGCTCGTTGTTGAACTTAACCATAGTTTTTTAATCTTTGTTTTTCGTTGTTTAGGTACATCGAAGACGTTTGCGAAGTCACTTGAGCGCATCTTCAAATCCCTGCACACGCTCAGAAATTTTGCTGGGAAAAGTGCGCGCGCTAATTTCGTGAGCCTTGCTGTTTCATTCTACTCATTACACTATTTTTCTTTTATAAATTAACACTTTCGTTCATTACACTATTTTTCTTTTACGAACCTGTAAAAAACTTTTCACGAATTTTCAGGCTTAATTAAATTAAAAAACTTATCTGTCTTGGCGTAATGTCTAGACTACGCCTTAGACAACTCAGATAGCATTCAAGATCAGGATAACTACACGTTGTTGTCTAATTCCCCTGAAGACATTACTTTGTTGATTCCTCGTCACATCGAATGACGGGATTTTGTTATCAAAGAGAAGGTATTTTTATATCATTATTCTTAATAACATTCTCTACAGCTTGGTTCGAGTTGTCAATTTGCCTATTTGACGTTACTCCAAACTCTCCAGTAGACGATTTTTTAGCACCTGAATAGTCGAATGGACGATAACCATTCAAATATTTCTTACAATCTTGTTGTGAAATCTCAGGCATATAATCACCATATTGATTCACCGCCATTAACTTTCCACCTCTTACAGTGATTACACCCGACATTCTAGGCATATCATTTACTGTAATCGGCATTTGCTCAGGCAATTGTACATCATACGGCTTATTAGGGTTATATTTCGCTGTGATCGTATTTATGTCATTCGGATTGCGAGCCGATAGTTCTGCTATACGTTGATCATGTGATTTTTTATCAAGTGCATCACGACACATTTCAGCAGTCCAACCAAATTGATTTTGACAATCCTTAATATGTTTAAGCAAATCATTATTGCTACTGGAGGGTTCAGGTGTGATATTAGGTTGCACTTTATTTCCATTTTTATCGGTTGTCATTGCATCTACATCATCTTTAGACTTACCAAATAAATAGAAACATAGCGCAGCAATAATACATAACGTAAATACAGCACCGACAACAAATGTAACTAGATTCATATTAAAGTGCGTTTGACGATCTGATGCTTCACCATCTTTTGTCGATTTATATAACTTCCAGTATTTCTCCTCAATTTTATATGTGAATGTATCTAATGCAGTCGCTTTTAAATTCTTTGTGATATTCGTTTGCGCACGTTTAAATACATAACACTTAGAAATTGTTTTACTAGAAACTTCAACATAATAATGTTCAGACACCATTTCTTTAATATCTGTATTGATTAACTTGGTATTCGGAGTAATTAACCATACATCAATGTGATTATGTCTTAACTGAGTAAAATCGACGATTTCAGAATCACGTCTTGATGAGAAATGTTTGCCGAACTTCTCATTAAACTGAATCTCATCCATGATGATGAGGCTGTAGTGATCACATTCACGCCAATCCTTTGGCATATCTGTAATACCTTTTGCAAGATCAGCATGTCCACGTATGTTTGAGTATATCTTCTTATAGTTATGCCCTTTTTGTACAAGCTTCTCAGCTTCCATGACAGCAAGATAGGTCTTGCCTGAGCCGAAAGATTCACCAGTGATTAACCGTACTTTACCGCCTACGCCTGACATATCACGCTCCCATTTTACGAATTGCTAATTTGCCCGAATTGAGCGTAAGTAAAAATATTGCAACAGAGATAAAACTACTTAATACATGATCAACACCATAAATACCCATTAATGCAAGCAAATCAGGTGCAACACTATTCAGAGAATTAATTTGACTATCAAATGCAACTCTAACAGCAGTCATTGTTCCTAAATAACTAACAATACCAAGACCTGCACCCATCAACATTTTTTGTATTGCGTTTTTTAATAACCATTCAGCAATAACAATTAATATACGAGCCATTAATCTTTACTCCTTAATCCAATAAGTAAATAAATCAATGCACCCAAATAACCAATTGCGATAATGTAGGGTCTCGCTTGATATCCAAATGTACATATCCAAGTTAAATCTTTTTGAAGTGTAATAAATCCGACTTGCTCAGTAGTAACTTCAAAGGGACAATACTGACCAAAACGAACATGATCTTGTCTTTGATAATCTATTATTTGTTCTTCTTGTACCTGCAAAGACGTATCTTGCATATCATCTTTCGAAGGCTCTTTTGTAAGAAAATCTTTGATTGCAGTAACAGCATCACATAAAACTTTACCCGACTTTTCACAGAAACCACCGCCAGTACCTGAATCGCCAGTTCCTGTACCTGAATCGCCAGTTCCTGTACCTGAATCGCCAGTTCCAGTTCCAGTTCCTGTACCTGAATCGCCAGTTCCAGTGCCAGTGCCAGTGCCCGTACCAGTTCCTGTGCCCGTTCCTGTGCCTGTGCCTGTACCCGTTCCTGTGCCCGTTCCTGTGCCTGTACCCGTTCCTGTGCCTGTGCCTGTGCCTGTGCCTGTACCAGTTCCTGTGCCTGTGCCCGTTCCTGTGCCTGTGCCTGTACCCGTTCCTGTGCCCGTTCCTGTGCCTGTACCCGTTCCTGTGCCTGTTCCTGTGCCTGTGCCTGTACCAGTTCCTGTGCCTGTGCCCGTTCCTGTGCCTGTGCCCGTTCCTGTGCCTGTACCCGTTCCTGTGCCTGTACCCGTTCCTGTGCCTGTTCCTGTGCCTGTGCCTGTGCCTGTGCCTGTGCCTGTGCCTGTACCAGTTCCTGTGCCTGTGCCTGTACTAGGAGAAGATTTAACACAGAGTTGTTGACCATTGAATGAACCTGTTACATATCCTGTTCCACAACCAGAAGAAGGTCTAACACAATAAGTTTCACCTGAATTGCATCCCTGTTTAATAGGCGGAGGATCATTATTAGGACATACAATTGAACCATTGGCTTGACGTGTACAATTGTCATTCGGTGGAGTATAGCATTTACCATAAGGGTCATTTCTGTCACACTGGCCCTCTTTCTGCTCAGTGCAAGAAGCTTGAGGTACTTCAGAATCAGAAAACAGAGTGACCATCTTTCTACCCTCGCTGGAATTAATAATAACACCATCACCATCACGCGAATAAGAACAAAATTTAGTGCCTAACTCTTTACAAATTTTAGTCGGGATAGGGTCAGTATCTGGAAAGTAAACGGGAATAGGCCAGTTTTTAGTCGGACATTTTTGCTGTTCAGTACAAGTACGTGAACCATATTGGCCGATACTACTTGTAGTGCCTTTGGAATAAAGAACAATGCGACCGCCATCCAATTTACAATCAAAATCATTGTTAGAGCGTCCAGAAATTTTAAATATAGAAGCACAAGCAGCAGATAAACTTTGGTATTCAGTGCTATCACCATTAGCTTGATAAGTACAAACTAATTCAGCAAATGTACTGGTAGTTAGAATTGATAAAAAAAGAAAAACTAAATATTTAAAAAATCTCATAAGAAATACTCAACTACGGTGCAAAGATAATCCAAAACGCTACTAGCGTGATGACGATGAAATAGAATTGCATTTCTTATGTACTCCCATAAAAAAAGCGGGGTGCGGTGCGTACGGTTGTGCGCTCCTCCCCGCTTTTTTATTTTTGATTAGCGAAGCATTGATAATGCTTTGCGTACGCCCCAAGCCGTAAACGTTGGTAATGCTTTCAACGTACCTGCTGCGACTACGCCAGTCAGAACTGATGCAGCTACTAATCCAGTTGTTAAATCAAATGAACCATCAGTTGCAGCCATTGCAGGTGCAGTAGTTACGATAGTCACGCCAGTTGCTACAACAGCACGGTTGTAGTATTTTTTTGCTTTTTGAGCGAGTTGCTTCTTAGTCATCGTCTAATCCTCTTTTGTTGATGAACCTAAAGTGTGTACAACGGTACGTACGCCAAATGCGGTGTACCAAATCAAAATCGTAGTGGTTAAGAGCGCAACAACTTTTAATGGTTCTAAAGCGTTTAACTCATCCATCCACGAGGTTTGATGTATAACGAGCATGCAGTAATTGACACCATTGATTACCGTTGTCGCTGTGCAATCTTCAATCTGCATACTCGAATCCTTAAAATATGTTTAGGCAGTAAAATTCGTGGAGTTCTTGCTTGTAGTAGTCTTGTACGCATCCAAATGTGTTATTGCATGAGCTACAAGTGACAGATTTAAAAGGTGTTAGTTTTGTTTCGTCTTTTGGATAAGCTACACTTGGTGCATATGAATTACCCCAGTAGACAGTTTTTGGCTCTGCAAAATATTCAGGGTGTGCAATGTTGCTTGCACCGTCTTCGTCTAAAACATCAATATTCATCGTGTTAATCCAACGTTATGACTGACTTTCTGAATCAAGAGTTTTAAATCTGTTATTGCTTGATCAGCGCAGTCTGTTTGTTGTAATTGCTGCAATGTGATTTCTAAATGTTCATTGATCTTGTTGAAATCACTTGCAGTTAAAACACCTATTGAACGGCTGTAATAAACCGTTCCGTACTGGTGACGATTACGCACTTACAGGCTTTGGCGTAGTTGCTTGAGCCTTATGTGGCTCGAAGTTCAAAGCAATTAATTGCGCTACTGGAACTTTGCCCGACACATCAAGCTTGAATAAAAGCTGTGCTTTTGCAGGAAGTTCTACGTGCTGATAATCGTGGAAGAATTGAGCACCTTTAATTTTGTACTCTGTAGACTTTAAGCCGATTGCACCCTCACCAATCTCACGTTCATTAAACGGCTGTAAAACAGTTACTACAGTGTTGCTGTAGTCAACAGATTTACCATCGTCAGAACGGAAATTACCCTGTGATTTACGGATGCCTGCGATTGTTAAAATTGGTTGTTCAATTGCGCTCATGCTATATGCTCCTAAGCAATTAGGTAGTTAAACTGTGACACTGGCGGTACATACCACTCAGGCAGTTGTTGATTGAAGTCGATCTCAACGAGCTTCACGAACGGAATGATGTTTTTAGCCTTGTCATCATGCAAGTTTTGTAAATACGCTTTCGAGAAACCGCATTCACAAAGTTGAGTAACTAAGTTATGAAACTGGGACTTACCATAATTGAACTTGATTTCTTCAAGACCTTTTTCACGAATAAGGCAGTACATAGCAAATAAATTA